ATATTATTAACAAGAACAATGTTTGCAGCCAATTCGCCTGCTGTAATTGCACCAGCAGCAATATTTACAGATTGAACAGAGTTTGGTCCCAAACGAACACCAGACGGACCAAGTATATCTGTGGTAACAATGCTAGATATTACCCCCTTGAGACTGTCGTAATTTTTCTGCTGGGCAGCTTGCCTACTGGAGTCACCTGTCTTCCCTACAATAAAATCATATATAGAATATTTAGTTACATCAATCAACGAAGAAGATAGACCGTCATGTTTATGACCGCCTTGAAAGAAAAGAATGGAGTTTTCAGAAGTCCCTCTGGAGAATGCCATTAAACAACCTTCCTTATAACAATTGATTGTGTCAAAGTTTGCCCATATGAAAAATCTGTACTTATCAACCAATAGTCACCATTGATTATATCAAAAGAATCCATTGTAGATATCCTAATTCTGTCTCCTAATTGTAATTTTGGGATTGGTAATATGTTTAAATTAAGCACTGGAACGGGATCCGACATTTTAGCAATAATAAAATCAGCCAAACTTTGTGCGTGTGCAAGGTCCGTAATAAATTCATTTTCTATAACAATTTCTTTTAGACCATATTTTCTAATATTGTCATCTAGGACAGCTTTCTGTTCTTTGACATCTCCATTCCTATCAGTCACAATTACTGGAATGCCAGCAATGCCAGCAAAATGCTTTTCATCATTTAATGGGTTTGTTCCTTCAATATAAACGACATCTCCATTAGTGGTATTATTAGACGCAGCAAGTATTAACTTAGCGCCGTAAGGGGTTGGATTGTATTTAATCAATTCAATCTTTGCTGGATTAACAGTGGACAAATTTGTAATCAAAGGATTTTCTATTTTAAAAGCAGGTGCTTTATCAAACAGCAAATCGTAGTTTTTTACTTCTCTCACCAATGTGTTTGAGTTATGGGATGCAGCAAATGTATCAAACTGAGCTCTTTCCAGTGTCAAGAAAGAGTTGCTTGTAGTATTACTGTATTTGACAATTTCGTTATTAATTTTTAAATAACCTGATTTAGCAAAATAAGGATTATCAGTTGATAAAACATTTATACTTAAATCATTATTTGCCATTGATGAAGATAATCTAGTAACACCTAGAGTTGTTGGGTCTTCGGCACGCCATAGGCTTTGCTTCTCAATTAAATTATTGGCAACTCCATTTACTTTTATAACTATCTTATTAGCTTGCAATTGAACATTATAACTTGCGTCAATGATATTTGAGGAATCGGACAACTGATACTGCACATTCGCATGCTGATCTATTGATGACTCAAAGAATCTATTGAAATGCTCATACCTAGCCTTGTTATTCTCGTCTATATACAGCCTTCCAAAATCAGCAAGACTTATATTGTCAATAATTTCTTGTACCGAGGCATCATTGCCATAAATGAATGGCATCACCCTTGCTTCTTTCATTTGTGTCTCTATGTAGTTGTTAGTTATTTGCTGACTGGAGAGAGATTTATTAAACACCGCAAATTCATCAATCTGAAAACTTCTAATTGTCGCTGGCGCTACTTCGGAGCCAGCTGTGAACGCAGCACCCCTGCCGCCAAAAGTTAAACTTTTCCCAGTGAAGGCGGTAAGATTTCCTGTTGTAGTTACAGTATTAGACAAAACCCCATTCACATAATACTTAACAGAATTATTTTTATATGTAACTGCGATATGGTTGTATATAGAAGTTGATAATGCAGTATTGCTACTTACTGTTTGCGTTCCAGTACTTGTTTTAAATTTAAAACCATTAGATGATGAATTATTAAAAAACTCAAAACCAGCATTTGAAGTTGAATTACTCCAATTACTAATGTACTCGCCATCGCTAGAAAAAGACCCATTATGGAATTTGGCGTATATTTGAATACTAAATTCTCCTGTATATGAGCTTGATGAGCTATTAAATACATCATAGGAAATATGGTACGGTGTTCTTAAATAAGAATTTGAAGCCAGCAAAATGCTTTTACTTGTGCTGTCAGACACAACACCACTTGGTTGTGATATGGCGACTGAGCCTCTGTAAATAGCATCATTTCTTCTGGCGGATCTTTCAATTAAATTAACATTTGCGGTTGGTGTCCATGAATTTGATGCAAAAGTCAAATATGAATCACTGTTTTTATTTCCAATCCTGTCGCTTGCAACCATCGTATAGCATTCACTTGCATACACATTGTCCTGGGTTCCGTTATACTCTCTCCCGAGCGATATCTGAAACTGCTCACCACTAACAAATTGCTCTGTAAAGAATTCAATTCTTAACTCATAAGGGTTGCCTGCCTCCAGAACATATTCATCAGAAAGAATATTCTCCTTAGTGTTGTTCCCAGAGTTAATTACTCTCCATTCATCAAGAATCTTTACTTTATTTAAATAAACACGAAATCCACCTTTATTAATACCAATTATAAAAGAATATGTACCAGTATTGGATGGAACATAGTAGCCATCAAACACACCATTAAAGTAACCATTAACAACAGCCCCTCCTTTATCAGTGAATTGACCACTGACAAAATCAAGAGCTAGTGCGCTATTTGAAGAAATTGAAGAAGATGTAGTTGTTAACGATGGAGATATATAGGCTTTCACATCAAGCGCTTTTTCATATGTACTTAATTCTCTATCATTAGCATCAAGCTTTATATCACGAACTGAGTTCAAGTCAGTTTCTGGAATTTGAACAAATCTAGCCCTTAAGGAAGTTGAAACAATCTTTTGTGAATTAGCCCTATCTATGCTGTTTTCATCAAAACCATAATGCAAAATAGCGTTACTCTTCTTGTAAGTTTTTGCTGGATTCAATAAATATTGAATGTCAGATTTTGGAAAGTTAGTCATCAATAGCAAATGCTCAACAGCCTCCGCAACTGTTGAGTCTTGCAGCAAGAACCCTTTTGTCAACATTTTTTCTTGACCAAATTTACTTCTATCTGTTAAATTTGCGCTAACTGTCATACTTGATGACGAAGCTTGCCATTCATCAACATAGAAAGTTCCATACGGGACATATTCATAAATATCAAATCTCACAATAGACCCTGAACTATGGGAACGAGCAGCGGTGCCGCCAACTCCACGCTGAATTATTGTAAATGTGTTGCCAGAACCTTTTGTTGCAATAACTATTTCTTTATTTATAGTATTTGGTTCTATAGTTAGCAAGTAGTAATTACCCGCACCACCGTCTGGGAAGTCATTGACGCTGTTAACATTCCATGTCGTGCTTGACGAAATAACATTGGCATTTAAAACAGCGTCAACATATATATCATCAGCACGATGTATCTCCCACCCAGCGTAGACATTGAAACGAATATCTTTTTTCATATATTTTCCAAAAGCTGAATTAGAATTAAAAAGATTAAAATCTTTCAAGGCATTATCAAATGTAATTGAAGATGTATTACTACCACTTCCAGCAATAGGAAGGCTTGTCTCATGCACATCTCTTACTTTTGAAACATTAAAACTCATAACATAATCCGTCATGTCCACTCTGTAAATTGGGCACACCTCATTCACTCTTGCATGATCATATGAATTTTTTGTTGTATATATTGTTAACAAAATTTTATTAATATCATTTGTAGAGATGCCGTCAAGATAGTGTTCAAAAAAATAACTGTCAGATGGAATCTCTGCGTCTTGGTTGTAAACTAAATTACTTGTATTGTTATAGGCTTTAATGTTATAAGCTTTAATTTGACCATTATATTCAGATGTAATTATTTTAATTAAATTTACTTTTCTTTGTGTAAAAACATATGTAAGTATTACTGGCGAGGAGAACTGATAACCGTTCAAGGTTGGATGCAGAGTACCAGTGCTTTTAGTTGCTGATTGATATCCGAATTCATAGTTTTCGTCTTTAGTGGAGGGAAGGCAATGCCATTGCCCATTAGCAGTAATTGTTTTACCATTAACATCTTTTGCATCACACACCGCCCATGTAAACGACTGGCGTTCTATGCCATTAATTGATTCATTTGGAGTAAAATAAAAATCCCTATCTCTTGATCTGTTAAAGAGATTTTCATTAGCTGACAGCGTTCTGCCATTTGACAACATTCCTGTAACATTTAAATTAACCGTTGCTTCAGATTTCTGAGCACAGGTATCATTACTGCTGGCAATTTCAGTGTTTGAATGCTTATCAACATGCCTACTATCAAGCCAGTCAGCGATAATTAATGGCTTTACACTTTGCGATATGTCGTCTATAGCTGCATTAAAAGAGCTTGATATTTCTTTATCGTACAATCCGTACTGAAGCATTTAAACCTCTTCCAGACTCATAGCACAATCCCAAAAATAAACATCATTTGGAATATCTCTTCTAATCAATGTCTCATTATAATCTTTCACTAATACATTATAACTTGTTTCTGTATACGGCGTTGCCCCAGTCTCGTCTATATTAATTATCTTAAGGATATGGTGTCTAGGGTCTTCGGCTATGTTTTTTATAAAATCACGACCACTATTGCCGTCAACTGTATAGTTTACTGAGTTTGGCAGCCATGACCAAGACATGTTAAATATGCGTCTTCCAGCTCTTGCGCTTGATTTATAATATCTTGTTTTCCTGTTATTCCAGTTTACAGTTTCTGTAAATATCTGATCAACACCCATGTCAATTTTTCTGTTATGAATTGTCAATGGCTTACCATCAAGCAAAATAAGTGTTCTGTAGATACTTGAATCAATGCCGCTGGCAACATTTTGTGCGAAAACAATAGGAGTTTTAACTGCGAGAGCGCCAACTTCTTGAAGAACGATCCTTATTGTTGCAAGCGATATATTCCCAGCAATAGACAAATGCAATGATGATGACAGCACAGAAGCTGCTTTTACAATCTTAGTCGCAAGAGATGACAGACCTGCAGAAGCTGATAAATTAGCTACGGCTGATGCGATTTTAAACGACACTGCGCTAATATTTGCAGACGCTGACAGTGCTGAAGCACCATTTGCAATTTTTGTTACTGCCTGCGATAGCGTTGAGGAACTGCTTAATGCCGATGCAGAATGTGCAATCTTTATAAAATTGACAGCCATTGTTGCGTTTGCAGAGACATTAACAAGAGCGTCTTGCCTTTCTGTTCCGACAGTGACCACCGCACCGTCAACAGCAAGATTTATTACTGCGTGTATAATTCTAAATGCATTGGTTTGTACCGAAGAATTAGAATCAATAGCAATTTGTGAGAAAGCAATTTTCTCTGACAGTACA